CTTGATATCTGTATACGTCTGCATCTCTCTCAAGGAAACCAAACTCAACCTTTGCACCGCTTGGAAAGTTCCAAAGTTTTTCTACTTCTCTGAACTTAGCACCGGGAAATGCTTGAGGATATAACTCTCTAGACTTATCAATCATCTCTCGTAACTCTGGCATAGACCTTCTAAGTATTAAAGCTCTATGGTCTTTACGATGTGCGTATCTTAGTGGGTCAACAATCATGGCATATGATTTACCACCACCAGCAGCTCCACCATAAAGTACATCTTTCTCACCAGCAGCAAGAAAGTCTGTTTGTGGTCCTTCGTTAGCATGAAAGAATACATGATGATTATCAAGTACTTCTTTTACAGCCTTGGGAAGTGTATCTAAATCACTTTTTGTAACAACACCTTCTTTAGTGTTATCCAGCTTTTCAAGTGTTTCTTTTTGTTTCTTGAATGATTTTCTAGCGTTGTTTAGCTTTTCTTCAAGTTTTCTGATGTTCTTTTGTTTACGAGTAATAGTCCTACGTGCTGCAGTTTCTGCATCTTTAGGAGGTCTACCACCTTTTTTACGAGGCGTACCATCTTTGTTCTTTACAAAATTACCTTCGTTATCTTGCAAGTAAAGATGTGGGTTCAGTTCCCAATCTTTCGCTTCGTAATCCATACTTTTTATCTATATGTTTTTTAAGTCCCGGAGCAGACATGCGTCTGTCTGTTTTATATTCTAACCAATCACATGCAGCCTGAAGTGATACTTCTTCATTGACCACCATGTTTTCTGCAAACTGCAAAGCTTCTAACTCTTCTTCAATAGGTTTAAGAAAAGAACTAGACTCTTCCGATAACTCATAACCAAACGGTATGGTAGAGGTAGCTCTTTTTATATATCCTTGTTTCATCTATACTTAGCTGTTTTCTTTGCTATTGCTTTAGGTTGTTTAACAAACTGTCTACCACGTTTAGTTCCTTCTCGTTTAGCTTTTGTTGTTCTTGCATATTCTTCTGACGATAACGATTCAATTGCTTTTTTTGGAAGATATCTTTCTCCAGTCTCTGAGGACTTCTTACCGCTCTTGGTACCCCAGTCTTGTTTTGTCCAAGCTCTAAGACTTCTTTGACTTTCTTTTAGTGACATTTGTTTTCTTTTTTTCTGGTGTTAAACACTTTTTAAATAACTTAGCGTATGCTTTGTTTAATTTGTTCATTGCTTCAATCATAAATTCTTTAATCCTTTTCATATTACTTATAGCCACCCCCACTGGCTTTGTATTCTTTTGCAAGGAGCTGGGCTTTTCGAGCAGACCATTGACCGGCTTTACCACCTTTGGTACCACGTTTAATCTTCTCGAAAAGTCTCTTACGCATAGTCGGTTTCGTATAGTTACCGGCTTTATTCACGGTTGACTTAGCTTTCGTTTTCTTTGTTGGCATCGTTGCCTCCTTTATTAAATATTAAATCCCAATTGTCTCTATACTGTTTAGAATGTATATTAACTCTAGGTGCAGAACCTTTACCACCGTCTGAAGGTTTGTAAAGTCTACCCTTATTCTTTTTACTAGACATAAGGACAGGTTTTTTATCGCTACCTAGTTGAGGCATTCTACCATTTAACCTTGTCAGCCCAGTAGGCTGCTGATAGTTTACCTTTCTTAATGTTCTTACCGTGTCTCGCTTTAAAAGACTTTCTCTTTGCTTTCATTCTAGCTGATTCACCTGCTTTAGGTTTACCAGCAGTCTTAGCACCTTGTTCACCAAACCTAATAGTTTTAATGGTATCACCAACTTTAGCCACAACAACGTGTGACTTTTTAGGATGACTTGGAGTTCTTTTAGGTTTGTTAAACCCTGATACTCCTGCTCGTTTTAATCTACTATCTTTTTCTTTTGGCATTTTAGTGTACCGCCTTAGTCCTAGTGGACTACTCTTTCTTCTAATTTTACTTCGTGTTGTAGTTCTTGAATCTCTCCTAAAACTAACAACCCATATTGTATTGCTATTCTACTTGCTTTGGCAATTGTATCTGCTTTAATGTAAGGACCTATTGAAGTTCCTTCGTGTACATCTATATACTCAGTTATCCAAAGTTTCATAGTTACCTTCTTCTACTTCCTCTGCTTCTATATCAATCGTATGTTTTTCTGGTAATATAAAGATACCACCACTTACATTATGATTAACATCTAGCTTATCCGTCTTAACAACACCAGCCCTATCTAGTATCGTCTGTGCAGCTTGTAACTTGTTGTTAGCTTGGGGAATAGGCTTATCAGATTTCATAACCTCAATAAGCTTAAATGCTGCAGTAGGGGCTTCCCTTGCAAGTACGTCACTGGCTAAATCCACTACTTCGTTTTTAAGTGATTTTAATATTTGATAGTGATTGCCTGAATACCCTGCAAGTTCGGCTGACTTTTTGAAATCCCCACCAGTCTCAACAAGATTATTCAAGAATGCTTCTTGCTTCTCTGTGAGGTTTCTCTTCTTCTCTGGTAGGTAACTCATGGTCTTATTATATAGTATCTTTTAAAGTTTGTCAAGCCTTTTAGAATTATTTTAAGTTATTTCAAGAAAGTACTTGACAAAATTGAAAAGTGTGTGTATAATAAAGTTGAAAACGTCCCCAGGTTTAAATACCTACATAGCCCCACCCAAACCCCACTAAAATCTAACAAATATTTATTAGTCTTAATAGACTATTATCAATCATTCTTAATTATTCTTTTATAATCCCCATAACTTGTTATATAATACTATAGGTTTATTCTTGTTGTAAAGTATATAAAAGTTTATGAAGTTTGTAAAGTTTTAAAGCTTTATAAAGCCCAACTGGTTAATACAGCTTTTGGGTAGAAATGTAGATGATTTACATATATACCCACCCACCCCCCGTGTGCATCCTGCCCCCCCTACTTTAAAAACTTATCAACAGGATATCAACAGCTTATCCACTTTTAAAGTGTGTCATGTATAACCTGTGGATAACTCTATGGATAACTTTACAAGTCTTTTAAAGCGTCAATCGTCCCCTTTTAAAGTTATAAAGACTTTTAAAGTTGTAAACATTTGTCTAGTTAATGAGTAGAGCAATAAACATTTTAAAAGTAATTGTTACTTTTAAAGACTTTTAAAGCGTCTACAACTTCAATAGCCTTTAAACGAATTCTAAGCCCCTCTATTAAACTTTTAAAGATTCCCTAGCCTTAACACCTATTTCTTACGAACTCGATTTAACTGTATGTTTGTACAGTAAAATAATTGTTGAATTTATCCTTAGTTATGGCATTATATATAGATGACATTTATATATACATTAAAATACGCTTTCACGGGTTCGCCCTTGTTTGTGTGTTTTTCAACAATAATAAGAGGATAATCATGACTTATACAATAGACGATAAAAAACAATTATTAAATCATCTTGAAAGGTTGATAACTGAACAAGACAAGGCAATAGCCAAAGGCGATAAATACATCAATAAGAACTGGAGATTAATAACCAAAGGCAAAATAGAACTATTAAAACAATCTATAAAGGGGGCTAAATAATGACTTATGAAATAGGCGATAAAGTAAATTATTTCTTTAAAGGCGATAAAGATAACGAGCCTTGTAATGATGTAATGATTGTTAAAGCATTAAAAGACTTAGACAATGAAGAAGTCTTTAAGCTTAAACCAACAGCTAACAATAATAATGTGTTAGTAAAGGGAGACTATGACAAAAGCACGGGCAAGTATTGGGCTACTAAATGGACTGATATTAATAATGAAACTTTAAAAGATGGTAATGCTTTAGTATTTACTGGCTTTATATTTTAAGAGGGTATTAAAATGGATATGACACATAGACAATATTTAAAAGAACTATTTAAACTTATAGAGGGCAAAGGCTACACAGTTGATATTGAATGCGAGGGTGAAGAAATAACAAAAGAAGAAGCACTTACACAAGTTGATGAATGTGTTATTTATGTAATAGATAAAGAGGGCAACTCTAACGGGTGGATTCATTGGACATTTTGGAACGACTGGGACGAATCAATAGTTGATTATACAATTAAACTTGATGATTTAATTAATCTTGATAGTTTCATGAGTTTATACAGTTAACCCCCAACCACGTTAAAAAATGCCTCGATTATTCGGGGCTTTCGTGGTATAAAGATAACTAAACAAAGCAAGAGAGGGCTTAAAATATGAAACATAAAAAAGAAATAATATTACCTACTTTTATAAAGGCGGTAAACGTAGATAAAATAAAAGAGTTTTCAAATGCTGAACTTGATGCACTTGATAAACTATTAAATGGTAAAGCAACTAAAAAAGATTATAATATTTTAAAAGGGAGAAAATAACATTATGAAAATATCAAAAGTTGGAAAACTTAACAGCCGTAGTTGGTCGCTTGAAGCCTTAGAGACTTGTCCCGCTTCTAAAGGCTCTGATGGGGAATTAGTCCCCGCTTGTAAAGGTTGCTATGCAGTAGGTGGAAACTATCGTTTTAAGAATGTAAAAGAAGCTAGAAGCCATAATAAAAGAGATTGGCAACGTAGCGAATGGGTAGCGGATATGATAGAGGAACTTGACAGCGACAGGTATTTTAGATGGTTTGATAGTGGCGATATGTACTCTTTAAAGTTAGCCGAGAAAATGTATGAGATATGCAAGGCTACTACATGGTGTAATCATTGGATACCTACAAGAATGCACAAGTTTGAAAAGTTTAGAAAGGTTATTAATAAACTTAACAAGCTTGATAACGTTGTTGTAAGGCTTTCCAGTGACGGAATCAACGGGGAAATAATACAAGAGGCTCAATACTCATCAACTATCATTCCCTTTATTGATAGCATAACAGTTGCTACTGTATGTAATGCACCGCTTCAAGATGGCAAGTGTAAGAAGTGCCGTTTATGTTGGGATAAATCAACAAAAGTTATAGCCTATGCGGGACACGGGGCGAAGATGAAGAAACAACAAAGAGAATTAATTCAAGTCATGGAGGTGGCTTAAATAAAGCTTGACGAATTTATAGAATGGAATGTAAAATAAATTAATAAATAACTAGCTAGAGGGCTACAAGAATATGAAAGAACAAACAATACAAGAACTTACAAGGGATTTGCTACATAGAGAAAGGATAAATTCAATTGGTAAAGAATTAACTGATGCACAGATACTAGACAATATAACCCAATGCGAAAAGATGGTTATAGAATTTGCATTGTCTGAAATGCAAAAAATTACTAAACCTTTAAAAGAACAGTTTGGTAGGGGGTAATTATGGAAGCAATAAAACACGCTATAGAGCATTACAAGAAAAGAGTCAGAAGCCTAGATTGTAAAATTTGGGAAGAAGAAATTTTAAAACTATTAGAGAAACAATTAGAGGAGGTGTAAGGGTGAAAAAATATACAGACATCTACGAATACAAGCTACTCAATTACAAAGACTATATAAAGCTTAGACGGGTTCGTAAGTGGCATAATACATGGATAGTTGTACAGCCTAACGACATAGAAATAGATAAGCCGGTAGAGGTAAGGAGATTAAGACACAATGTTTGACATGGATATTAAAATTGTGATAGTTTACATAGTAACAGGTTTAATAGTGGCTTATTATCTACATAGGAGGGATACAAAATGAGTAACACAACACAAGAAAACTACATACAGAATTTGTACGAGTATTTATACGAGCAACATTATAAAGATTTAAGTACAATGTCTGATGATGTGGGTTGGATAGAGAACGAGGCTGAGAGATTAGCTGAAATAGAATTAGATAATTTTGAAATGGAGGGATAAAGATATGAATATTACTAATGCTTTATTAGATATGTATGATATTAAAAATGCTTTAAGTGATGATATTAAAAATCAATTTAAAGATAACGAGGGAACTGATATAACTATCGGAGATTGTATTGATGATGTTATTAAAACTTTAGAGGAGGTAGAAGAATGAAAACTTGGAGCAGTACAATAACATATTCTGTATTTGATATGGGTAGAGAATGTGAAACAGAAGAAGAATATAAAGAATGGGTAAAGGAAACTTTCATACAAGACCATGACATATATTTAACAGATAATGAAATAACTAATATACAAAAGGAGGAATTATATAATGAGTAGAACATACAACGATTATTATTTTGAAAAGCTTGACATACTTGACACACTTGACAAGCTTGACATAACGCCAAGACTATTAAACATGATAGCAAGAGAGCCACAAGGAATAGATAACATTAAATACCTAGTGGAACGAAACGCTAACAGAAAGTTTAATTGGTTTGGCGAGGAGATGATACAAGATATTATTAATAACGAGGAGGTAGGCTGATGGTAATATATGAAGACATTACAGGCGATATAACAGATATCAAAGATAGACTTATAGAGCAAGAGAGATTATTATATGAGGTGCTAGAAGCATTAAAACAAAAGGAGGTAGATGATGAACATTAATACAATAGAAAGAGAAATACTAAGAGCCATTGATATGGAAAGACAAGGAGTGCAAGAAGAAGATTCTTACATGACTTTAGAAACCATTGAAGATAGGTTTACAGATTTAGAAAAGTTTGTTTGTAAATTATTTACAGAATATAAAGGAGGTTGATGATGAATAGATATAGAGTAACAGTACATTATGAGGAGGGCTTTACTGTGGATGTGAAAGCACCTAACTCAAAGGAAGCTAGTAAGGTAGCAGAGGAATTTGTTAGTGCTAACTGTGGGGTTAGTGAATCCTTTGATAATGTTGGAGAAGATGAGGGTAAGTTTGTGAAACCTTATCATAGAGACTATTGGATAGTAGGAGAAAGATAATGAATAAAACATTATACAAAAGACTAGAAGATATATGTGCCAGAGAATATGTTATTAATAAATTAACTGAAGATAAGTTTAGAACATTTGTCGACTTTCTTTATGATGACATAAGAACATGGGACAATCCTTTAGATGTATCAGATACTGATGTAATGTATAGGATAGAAGAGCATCTAAGCCACATGGTTGCACGGATACTAACTGATACACATATAGGTACTATCCATGACTAACAATCTCTTAGAGAGCCTTAGAAAAAAATTTCATAAAACACTTGACAAGGTTAAAAATAAGTTTACAATCTTTAAAAAACTTAAAGAGAATAATAAAATAATTATTAATAAAGATATTAAAAATAATATTCCTAATCATTTAAAAGATTTAAGTAAAGAAAATTTACAAACTTTACAAGAACTTTACAAGGAGAAAATGTAGTATGGCAGTTAAATCAAAATCATTTAACTCTTCTCATGTTAGTTCAACAGGAGTGAGAGGTAAAAAGACAAGTCAAGGTAGAGGTAATGTTGGCTACTCTACTATGAATAAAAATAGAAAAGCTAACTACAAAAAATATAGAGGGCAAGGAAAATGAAAACTAAAATACTAAAAAGTAAAGTGACTATTGACATGAGTGTTAGTGAGTACGATACTTTGTTTAAATACATAAATAAAATAGATAGTATGTTAAATACTTTACATGAGACAAATGATTTATGGTTGTCTGATGTTCATAATTTAAGCAGTCTTAGATGGGAGTTGACACAGCTTTTAGATGCTAAGTGGAATCCAGATACTTATAGATATGTAAAGAGAGGTAGCAAGTAATATGAAAATGTTTTTAATAAAATTACTAACAGGTATAGCAGTATTCTTAACCATGTACTTAGCAGTATTGATACTGAACGAAGATACTATGGAAAATACTGATGAGATACTAACCTTAAACAGGAAGGTAGAATCTTTAGAGGAAACTTTACAAGCTGTTAAACAACAACAAGATTACCTACAAATTATGCAAAAGGGTTTGAGAGAATCTTTGAACAGTAGAACTATAGAAGTAGATAGAAGAGTAGAAGAAGCTGTTGACAATAAGTTTAAAGAGCAGTCAGCTACTGGTGGACTAGGTGTACTTACAAATGAACAGACACTAGCTACTGAGGAAGCTGTAGTAGAATGAGCCACGATAACTTAGTAAACTTTGCAATACTTTTTATGTTAGTATGTGCTTTAGTTATTAACTCATTATTAAAATGAAAGAGAAAGTAGTACTAACTCCAATGAGCAAAGCTGAGTTTAGATGTTGGGAGAGTTACATTGTCCAGTACAATTACGACAATCCTACAGACCAGATAGCTTACGAGGTTAGTTGGAAAGATGAAATTTATAGTGTAACTTTATTAGACTTAAAGGTTGACAGAGGTATTGAAGCCTAATATAATAGTTACTTATTTAAGGTGTGTCTATAGGTGTAGCCCTCAACTAACCTTCCTTAAACCTAAAGACACCTACTAGTTTCTGGTCTAGTGCCACTAAAACCAGACTAAGTTTTAAAGTTTAGTGTAAGATGAGTCTACTGTAAAATCCTTAAAGGTGGTCGTAGACTGAAGGTTGGAATGAGTGCTAGAAACCATCGTCCATCACACTAATAGTCTGATTTTCCCACACTTGCGTGGAGGAGTTGGTAGTTACTTCGGGACTGAAAAACTACCCTAGCATGACTGTTCTGTTAGTAAAAATAGGAGGTTGTAGAGGTTGCTAGTCCTGTACGATAAACAAAACTAGCGTTTTAATTTTTAACTGGAGGGTTACTATGAAATTATCAGAATGGGTGAGCAAGTTTGACTTACCTTTCATGTTTGAATTTGAATCCAAATTATTAGACAAGACTATTCAATGGTCATACACAGATGCGTGTCAAGAGAAACAGTTCTGGGAAACGTGGATACCTAAGAAGTCTGATATTAAAATCAGAAGTAAAATACCTAAAGGCAAACTACAAGAAGTAAAGAACGAATTGTGGGAAGACTTGGATGAAGACTTACAGGTATTGCGAGATAGATTAAACGAAAGAAGAAGAAAGAAAAGACTAGACAAGGTTTCTTAAATATGTTAGAATCTGAACACTTAATACTAAAAAACTAAACCAACGGAGGTAAATATATGTATGAGTATGTAGAAGGAAAAGCTATGTGGGCAAATATCAGCACACCAAACACTAAGTTTGAACCACATAAGTATGGAATAGTTGTGCTGACTGATGAAGATACTGCTACTAGATTAGAAAATGCAGGGTTATCAAGAGTAAGAACCAGAGACGGTCAAGCTAAGTATGATGAACCGGCTTTCTCATTTAGTAGGAAAGTAGAAAGACATGACGGGACAACCAATCCGGCACCTAAGTTAGTTGACAACGATGGCAACCCTTTAGATGTTAGTGTTGGTAATGGCTCGGAAGTTACTGTGAAAATTAAACCTTACACAGGAAAGTATGGTACGTTTGCAGAGTTAATAGCTGTGAAGGTTACTGATTTAGTTGAATACACTGAACCTAGTTCAGATAACGAGGAGTTTTAATTATGATTATTACTATTAAAAATGATGATGGTGAATCAGTCTATGATGTTTCAAAGATTGAGAACGAAGAGAGCAAGGCTAACGCCAGTGTTTCTATCAGTAAGATAGGTACGTTGAATGTATTGGTTGAAGCTTTGAACTTCGCTTCACAAGGACACCAGAACAATCTCGAAGCTATCCTAAAGGAAAGCCCAGAGGCAGTTGTAGAACAACCAGAAGAAGAAGAAGTAGTAGACTCAGAAGACGAGTCTTAATTGTGTAGTGAGGGCTAACATGGATAAAACTTGGGATAAGTTACATCAACCTTGTCCACTTTGCGATAGCAGTGATGCTGTAGGAATCAACGAAGATGACTCAGCAAAATGCTTTAGCTGTGGAGAGTTTATGCCTAGCTATACTAAAGCATGTGGAGGAAAGGATATGCAAACAACGAAGATGACGGAAACTAAACAACCTGATGTGGTAGGTGAAGGAAAATTTTCAGCCCTTACGGACAGAAAGATTTCTATGCCGACTGCTCAGAAGTACGGGGTGAAATGTGTACATGACTTACAAGGTAATGTCGTTAAACATTTTTACCCTTACTTTAATGGGCATGAATTATCAGCTACTAAAGTTAGGAACTGTAAGGACAAAGACTTTTATGTCTCCGGAAGTTACAACGACACAGGTTTGTTTGGTCAACAACTTTTCAAAAGTGGCAAGTACGTTACTGTTACTGAAGGAGAGTGTGATGCTATGGCTACTTATGAACTGCTTGGTTCTAAGTGGGCTGTAGTATCTATTAAGCGTGGAGCAAATGGTGCAGTCAGAGATATCAAGGAAAGCTTAGAGTTCTTTGATGACTTTGAAAATGTTATCATTGCTTTTGACAAAGACAAAGCCGGACAAGAAGCTAGTATAAAAGTTGCAAGACTTTTCAAGCCCGGAAAAGCTCGTATAGTTACGCTACCTAACGGTTGGAAAGACCCTAACGACATGCTTAAAAACAACAGACACAAAGAGTTTGTTGAAGCATGGTGGTCAGCTAAAGTTTATACTCCATCTGGGGTTATAAATGTATCTGAACAACGTGAGAAGTTTCATAATCGTGAGAAGAAACAAAGTGTTCCTTACCCTTACGAAGGACTGAACAAGAAATTGTATGGTCTAAGACAAGGAGAACTTGTTACTCTTACAGGTGGTACAGGGCTTGGAAAGTCTAGTGTTACACGTGAACTTGAACACCATCTTATAAAAAATACTGAGGACAACGTAGGTATCATAGCATTAGAAGAAGATTGGAGACGTACCATTGATGGTATCTTATCTATTGAAGCTAACGCTAGGCTTTACGTTGACCAAGAACGTGAGAAGTTTTCTAAAGAAGAACTGGATAAAATGTTTGACATGCTTTATGACGGTGAGAATCGTAATAGAGTATGGGTACACTCCCACTTTGGTACCAACGACATTGATGACATCTTTACTAAACTTAGATTTATGATTATAGGATGTGACTGTAAGTGGGTGGTCGTTGACCATCTACATATGCTAGTCAGTGCTGTTCATGAAGGGGATGAGAGACGTGCTATTGATACTATCATGACTAGACTGAGAAGTTTAGTAGAAGAAACAGGTGCCGGAATCATTTTGGTTTCTCACTTGAGACGTGTTGATGGTAACAAGGGACATGAGAATGGAATAGAAGTATCTCTATCTCACCTTAGAGGTTCCAATAGCATTGGACAACTGAGTGATTGTGTGATAGCATTAGAACGTAATCAACAATCAGATGACCCTGAAGAAGCTAGAACTACAAGACTTAGAATCTTGAAGTCTAGATACACAGGTGATGTCGGCATGGCTTGTAGAGTAATCTATGATTCTGAAACCGGAAGATTATCTGAACTAACAGATGAGGATATAACCTTTGATGATAGTTTAGATGAGGCATTTTAATGGACTTAGTATTTGACATAGAAACAGATGACTTAAAAGCAACTCTGATACACTGTATCGTTGCTCAAGATATGAACACCGGAGAGATATACAAGTATCCACCGGATAAACTATCTGAAGGTTATGAACTGTTGACTAAGGCAGATACTTTAATAGGACATAACATCATCGGATTTGACATACCTATGGTAGAGAAGTTCGGTGATGTTGACTTGTCTGATATAGCGGTTATAGATACCTTAGTATTATCTAGGTTATTTAATCCCAACCGAGAGGGTGGACACAGCCTTGAGAAATGGGGATACAAGTTAGGTTATCATAAGATAGATTTTTCAGACTATCTTAACTACTCTAAAGAGATGATGGACTATTGTGTTAGAGATGTACAACTCAACGCTGTAGTGTTAAAGAAACTTAGAGAGGAGAGCAAAGGGTTCTCTAAACAATGCATAGCTTTAGAACAAAGCATAGCTAAAATAATTAAACAGCAAGAAGTAAATGGATTTAAGTTTGACTTACAGTCAGCCCTTATGTTACTTGCTGAACTCAGAGAAAAGAAACAAGCAATAGAAGATGAAGTTCACAATACATTTAAACCTAAATGGGTAGACGATAAGTTAGTCACACCTTATATAAAGAAAGATGGAGACTTATCTAAGCGTGGACTTACAGAGGATGAGTATAAAAGATGTATAGATACTAATAACTTTGAGCCTTTTATGAGACAGACACTAAAAGATTTTAATCTTGGTAGTCGTAAACAAATTGGAGAATATCTTATTGACTTTGGTTGGAAGCCGGAAAGGTTTACACCTACAGGTCAGCCTATAGTAGATGAGAAAACTCTATCAGCAATCACACACATACACGAAGCTAAACTTATAGCAGACTTCTTACTACTTCAAAAGCGTATAGCTCAAGTTGATTCTTGGGTTG